GCATCAATCAATACTTGATTGTTGGTATAGATTGTTGCCGCGTTATTATTAACACTAGCTGACAACACATCAATACGCTGACCGAGCGCAGTATCACCTTCAATCCGCGCTGACGTTTCAGACCACACACCCACAAAGACAGTATCATCACCCGCTAAACCGCCATCGCCAGCCATTGATGGATTGACTTGAGCATACACGCCATCGATGCGTCTAGCATTAATGGTATCGCCATCAATGCGAGATTGCGCTTCATTTTGGATAAGCGTTTGTGTATCGCCAATCGCTTTTTTCCTATCAGTTACTTCTTTAGCGATATCATTGTTTGTTTGGCTGATATTGTTTTGTATGACATTATCCGCATTCAAGCGATTTTGCACCTCAGCTGATAGCGCGTCATTGACGTTTTTAACCGCTGCTTGTCGCTCAGTGATTTCAGCAGTTATAGCCGCTTGTCGCTCAGTGATTTCTTTGTTAATAGCTTCATTTGTACTTTTAATTGCGTTTAGTCTATTTTGCACCTCAGCTGATAGCGCGTCATTGATACTCTTAACAGCATTTGTGCGGTCAGTGATTTCATTGCTCAATCCATTTTCAATCGTAGCGATTTTATCAATCTTTGCACCCAAATCTTTATAAAGCTGTGACTCGGTGATTTGACCGTTGAGCAAGTCAAGCACTTTTTGGGCGTCAGCACTAGTTACGCCTTTTACCCAAGCCGTCCACGGTGATACATTGCCCAATTTATCAACGATACGACCACGATAATATTGCGTTAAATTACCTTGCAAGCCGTTAATTGTCGCTGTATTAGTTGGATAAGCATAAGTACCTAATAGTGCGACATTGGTATCGGGCGCACTTGCTACTTGTATCTCAGTGTAGTTAGTGTCGCTTGAGCCTTGAGCAAATAGCCAGTCTAAGCGCATACCAAATAAAATGCCTGTGGCTTTAAGACTTGCAAGGCTAGGTGGCGTACCTAATTTACCGACAACTGCCGTTAGCATAGATGTTTTTGGCATCGACTGTAAGTCATACGCATTGACAGCCGTTACACGCGCTAAATAGTTGCCCGCATACACCCCTTCAACATCGACTGACAAACCGCTTTGCGGTGCAAGTTTGACCCAGTTGCCATCGTCTCTTTTAAACTCGACAATATAGCTAACCGCATCTTTAACCTGCGTCCATCCGATAGTCATTGTGACAACAGTTTGCCCTTGAATTTGTCGCTCAAATTGACCGATAGCTACCGATTCGGGGGCAGCAACGATATTAGGCTCAACAACGCTGACTCTTTGCGGCTGCACATACGCACCACTATCGACAGCCGCGTATTTTTGCGGCTCATGCTGTATGGCGGTTACTGTGTGCGTTAAGTCATCGTTTTGCTTAATCGAGATGATTTTAAATAGCATTAGGCGCAAATTAGGACTATCAATCGCCCATATATGCTGCGCTTCGGGCTTGTCAAATGCTACAGATACGGTAATATCTGCGCCATTAATCGCGCTGATAGTTTGACGCTCTGCCACGCCATCGCTATTGTTAATGACTAGGGTATCGCCAACATTTGCCGTAACCGCTCTATCTAACGTGATGGTTTTTTTATCGCCACTAATCGTAACAATACGCCCGCCATTTGCGCGACCTGCAAACACTTCATCACTAATGGCAATAATCGCGCTAGGCTTGATACGCTCAAGCATACCGTCTAAGCCGATACTAAAGCTAACTTGACGGTCTTCTAGTTGCTCAGATTTTAATGCCCACAGTCCCGCACGTTGTGCCTGTCCTTGTGACGTGCAGCCCATCATATTAATATCTAGCTGATTGATACCATATTTTGCAATGGCGTATTCATCACGCACAGGCTCATATTCGGTTTTAAAATCATTTTTTGGGTTATCCCACGCCACCTTAGCGACTGTGTGTCTATCACGCGCACGAGTGCCAGTGTAGTTAAAAATACCATCGACCACATTTGCACGGCTAAAGGTATAAACAGGCGTTTGCGGTGCGTCCATCGCAACGGTTACTTGCTCACCATTCCAATACGCCATGCCCCTAAAAATAGATGATAGGCTTTGCAACACAGTAAACGCATCTTGTTGTGACTGTAGATAGACGTTGACAGCAAAACGTGGCTCTTGACCGCCTAGACCATCTGACACCATCTCATCACAATAACGTGCGATTTGGTACAATGCCCATTTATCAATCATTGACGCATCTAAACGTCTGCCAAGACCATACCGCCAGTTTAGGCAAATATCATAAAACACCCACGCAGGGTTATTTGAGTAAGCCGTCTTAAACGTACCATCCCAAATGCCGTTATAGGTGCGGTTAACAGGGTCATAGTTGCTAGGGATTTTTAATAGCTTGCCACGACAACGCACTGCCAATTTAGCGATATTTGAAAAAGTACGTGCGTCATACTGAATACCAAGCATGGCAGTATTAGGGTATGCCAATTTAACGTCAATAATCTCAGTGATTGCTTCAATGCTCATGGCATTAGACAATAAATCACTGGTGCTATCGGGCGTAATGCGCGTCACTTTGACTAACCAGCCGTTTTTAGCTTTAGGCAGGTCAATACGATGGCTGCGCTCATACTTAGCTGACGTTTTAGCCGTGACATCGCCATCAATGATGGTTTGGTATGCACCGTTGTCCGTCATCAAATCAATGCGATATTTGACGGTTGTGCCTGTGATATCGCCATTGGTTTTTTGGTTTCGCAACGCCCCAAACGATACGCGAACGACAATAGCGGATAGATTGATATCGTTAATTTGCTTAACGTAAGGTGTGGCTTGTCTTAGTTGCACGCCAACAGGCTTTTCATTGGCAACATCGGGAAAGCCTTGTATATAATCTTGGTTGTTTGAGCCGCTACGAAAATCCCATTTAACCGCTAGTTTTTCTTTATCGTCAACAAAGTTTGGCTGTCCTGCGTCATTAAGCAGTGGCGTATCATCTAGTTTGATTGACTTTGCGCCATCAACTAAGCCGCTGATTTCACCTTCTGCCAAGCCATACAGGATTTTAGCGGTTGAGATGGATGCGAGGCTGTCTTTTTCTATTTTTGGCTGTCTTGTTTTGCCGCCACCGAGCAATTTACTCAAAAAACTCATGTTTACCCCTTGTCATCCTCGCTATAAATACCTGCACTGGCATAAAATCCGCCAATATCCCGCTCACCGTAAAGTATCGGCACAGGGTTGCCCTGCGCCACGGTAGTAACCGCCCCGCCAAATCCTTTATTTGCCCTATTGCCGTCTCGGTCTTGATTATCAAGTGTTGGTGTTGGCATCAAAAGCCCTGCAATACCGCCAACCATTAGCCCAATACCTGCGCCTGTCAAGGCTGTTGTCGTTGCAACTGCCCAGCCTAACGGATTGAGCATACCCACACCGATTAAGATAGCCCCTGCCACCAACTGAAAAATATCGCCCAAGCCGCTACCGATTAGACGCGGCACAATATGGATAACTTCGGCATCGGTGATACAGTCAATATCATCTACCGATAAATTATCATCATCAGCAAAGACCGCAAACGCCATGCCATTGTCTTCTGCATCTAGCATAAACTGGCGAAATTCTGGCAACTGACAGCCTAGCGCATAGGTCGCTTCATGCGCTGTCTGCACATCAAGGGTGAAGTATTGACCAAAGCGTTCTCGCAACACGCCATGCAGCTCAATAATTTTCATAAATGTTAAACTCCCCATCACTACCCACAATCACCCACGGCTTTTTGTGGTAACTCATCTGCATAATATCCATCGGTGATGCTTCACTTGTCCCCTGTGGGTGACTATGCACAATCGCTTGTATTTCACCTAGACGTTCAGCTTTTACCGTGTCTTTTGGGTCAATCTCAAAACTGCCATCATCAGTGCTAATATTTCGACATGGCACATAAGCATTAGAAACGATAAAGCCGCAACATTCGCGCGGCTTTTCTTGGTTGGCATGGTTAATGATTGCTTGTTTGAGTTTTTTAGTGAGTTTCATGATTACCCTTAATCTAAACTACTGCTTGGAAATCCACCAAATCTAGCCGTGTTATCTCTTAACTTGCAATCAGCCAAACTACCGCCACAGTAATCTAAACTTGGGTCATCGGTAGGCTTGCCATCTTTGGTAAACATCGCAGCCCCGCTATACAAACAAGGGTCTTGACGATACCGCCCACAAACAGCCCAATGGCAATAGTTAGTGATTTCACGGCATGGGATTTTCATACCTTCAAAATCAACTGGGTTAGACAATTCAAACGTCACTTGACTGGCATTTTCAGCCGTTTTTTGCTCAACAAACCACACCTGTTTTTTATACTCGTTGCGTGCTTGTGGGTTGCCACTGGCAAAATTAGCCGCGTCCAAGTATTTAGCTAAGGTGGTGATAACAGTGAGCTTTGCCCCTGCAAAGTCCGATAACTGCAAACACAAGGCAGACATCGCGCCATTAATGCCATTTAGCGTATTAGCAATCGCTAGGTTAGGCATTGACGCTTTGCCATCGCCACGCAGCTCAAGACCATCGGATTTTATCGCAACAGGTGAGTACACTTGCCCCTGCCAAATAATATCGCGCTTAATCTCTTTGTCTGTGGTGCTGATATCGTAGTCATGCCCTGCAAGCTGATTGTTGTCAATCAAACTGCTATCGCCTGCATAGTCTAAGATACGCGCCCAATCTTCCCACGTCACATGACCATGCCAATAAAAAACGCCACCGCCTAAGCGTGTAGCGTCTAGCTGATACAATGTGACAATACCAGCCACGCTGAGCTTTTGAAAGTCACTGTTAAGCATCTATAATCGCCGTTTCATAGTTATTAAAAGGTTTGATGTCGGGCTGTGGTAAGGCTTGCAGACGTAAATCAATCCAACGAGTAGCGGGGATATCACGAGGCTTAGCGGTGTTTGCTACGATATCACCTGTTTCTTCGTCAAACATTTTTGCATAAGTTTTAACGCTGATATCGTTATTATCTAATTGCTCATAAACAACAGCGACAAGCACATTACCGTTAGCATCTTTAGGCATCTCGATATACCAACCTTCTTGGGCAAAGCCTGTTGAGCCTTTAACGAGATAATCACCTACGCCTAGTTTTTCAAACGTGATTTTTTGCTGAGCCGCTTCGTCGTTTAATTCGATTTTATCAGCAAAGAGTTTGACGATTGGTGATGCGGCTTTAATAAAGCCGTTGCTGTCTTTAGTTGTGTTTTTGTCGTGGTACATTGAACATGACGTAATTACACCATTATAGTTATATCTTGCCATTAGTCCCGGATTATTGCCATTGCGAGCAAACATTAATTGCGCCCAGTTTGGCTTATTAAGATTGTTAAAATCTTGATTTTTTACATGTAAAACTGCCCAAGTTTCGTACCATGACGCTATTTGTGTTGGCGCACTATCAATATTATCTAACGACAATGTGTTAGATATATTTGGGATAACTTTACCTAGACCAAACGCCCCCACTTCCATCACATTACCTGCGTCTGTGCCTACCAAACGACTGGCTGCATTGGTGGTGTCTGCAAAGTTGCCATCAATTTTGGTAAATGCTGAACGATTGGTATCGCCGCCTGTACCGCTCGGTGCTGTGCCTAAGTTAATTCTTTGAATTGCCATGATTACTCCTAAATAAAGGCTTGCTCAAGATTAAAAGAGATTTTCCAAACATCGCCACCGATTTTCTGACGGCTGACTTCACCGACAAGACGCACAGTAAAACCCTGCTCTGTCTTAATCGGCTGAAAATAAAAAGGCTCAACCGCTTGAGTTGAGCCTAGAAAGTTGTAAATATCATCTATGGTGGATTTATAGCTTTGTTTTGAGCATTGCCATGTTTTGCGCTTGTTGTTAATCCCAAAACTTGACACTTGCTCGTAACCATCGCCAAATTGCACCTTATTGACGCTGTGAGCCGTGGTCTCGCTACTGCTTGCGTCAATATCCCAGGTAAATGTTTTCATCGCGATAATAAGCCCCCTTGTCGTTTCTCTTGTACGATTGTCTGTAGCACTGCGGCTTTGATAGCATCACCCATCTGTTTTCCCATTTGAGCATTAGCTTGCACATCGCTTGAGCCATCTGCATTGACTACGACATTGACGGATACGTTGTTGTTGCCGATACTTGCGCCCTTGTTCATGGCATTAAGATTATCAACTCCGATACGTTTAGTGGCTGCCGCGTTTAACACATACTCTTTGCCATGCACCACGCCAGCGATATCATTTACGCCCATGTTGCCAGTGTAACCGCCTGTGCTAAAGCCTTTGGGGTTAATCGCTTTAATATTACTTGCAATAGCCGCACCTTCAGTAATCACCCTTGCAATAACAGGTAAATTCGCTGGAAATGGCATACTTGCTTCAGCAGAAGCTAACGCGGCTTGGATATTCAAAGCTGCCTTAGCTATAGCAAAGCTTTTTTCTATAGCAAACATCACCCTGTATGCTTTTGATTGTTCACCTGCAAACGCACCAACAATTGACGTTAATTCGCCAAACATACCGCCATAACCATCTAGCCATATTTGTCTTTGTCTTAACGTGTGCGCTAAGGTAATATCCTCAAATTGCTTTAAATAATCTGCATAGCTTGACTGACCATTCATATACTTATCAGCCGCCATATTCAAACGGTCATCACGGTTTAGATTATTCGTCAGCAATTCATCATCCATTCTGAACGCTGCATTGTCAGAACCGAATAAATCACTGTTTAAGCCAGACTGGGTTGCTCGCTGCTTGGCTTCAGCATCTTTCTTGTCTTTCTCTGCTTTCTTTTTAGCATCGACAATTTTAGCCTGCTTTAAAATTTCAGCATCGGTACTTTGAGCAATAGCATCGAGTTCGAGTTTTAGACGCTCATCAATAAAGGCAAATGATGAATACTTGTACTCGTTAAGGCTAAGTAGTTGCTGGTTAAGCTGTAGCTTATCAGCATCTAAGGCGCGTTGTTTCTGTTCCTCATAAGCCTTGCGCCACTCCTCTTTATACTCGCCAGTGTATTGCCGTAGCGCGTCTATCTTCTCGTCCCACTCATCGGCAATAAGCTCGCTAGATGTTTTGCGGAATGCCCAAATTTTGCCAAGTTCGTATTTGTTAGCAATATCATTCAGACGGATTTTTTCTTTCGTGCCAACATCTAACGCATCAAGCTCGGCTTTTCGCTGTTCTCTTGACTTGCTTTCATCCGCTTGAATAGTCAGCCTTTGTAAGGTAGCTTCATCCAAGATTTGGTCTTTCTTGGTTTTATGCACCCCCATCAATTCATCAAGTTTTTGACGATTGGTTTCACTAGACAAGAGACGGTCAAATTCTGCTTCTTCGGTTAAGCGTTTTTTCTCATCTTCAAGTGCTTGACCGCTAAATCCTTTGCTAGGTAAATCAGCAATAGCTTTATTAAGCTGCGCATTAATCTTAGCCTCGCCTGTGGCGATACTTGCAATGTATTCTTCACGCGCTTTATCTAAGGCGGCTTGATTTTTGGCTAGGTCAGTCTCAACCTTGCCAACATCTTGCAAATTAATGCCGTTAGGGAAATAGTTTTTGATATGCGGCTGAAAAGCCCTAGCTGTTACTGCTTCACCTTTGGCAACATAACCATCGCGGTTAGCATCCCAAACACGGTTAAGGTAGTAAGCATCGACACGCTTGCCTTGCTTGTTGTATTTTGGATTTCCATCACGATAGCCATAGCCTGCAACCGCATCATAAATATCACCTAATCCACTGCCTTGACCGATGCCGCGACCTTTTAGGTACTGAACAACATATTTCATTTGTTCATTTGCACCCAAAGCGGCAAATTGATTTCTTGAATAGCCGTAAGCAGTATATTTGTCCGCCATAAACTGAATTAACCCAGTAGCTGATGAGTTTGGATTTTTTGCAGCAGGACTAAATGTACCCCTTGTCTCAAAAGAAATCACGGCTGCTAAGTCATTAGGTCTGATTTTTAAGTCAGCAGCAGCCCATTGAATAGCGTCCGCAATCTCACCTTTTAACAAATCATGCGCTTTTTTCTTTTTGTCGTTGATATCACTACTGCTAGGCGGTTTTGCGTTAGGGTCAATCGGGGCGTACATACTTTGTGGAATACCACCTGTAGCAATTTCTTTTTGTCTTACCTGTCCCGATAGCGGCATAATAAAATTATCTTGCCACCATTTTTGACCTGCGCTATTAACATCAGCATAGGATTGGTCAGCAGAGAGATTATTAAACGTATCGTATCGTTTGTGCTGTACGTTATTTCCTAATTTCTTTTGAATCCATTCCTCAGCAGTCATCAACGCATTACCCATGCGCTTTAATGTATCTTCAATGCCGTTAAAAATGAATTTAAAGAAACCGCCTAAAGTAGATACAGCGGCAATGACAGCCGTACCAACAAACTCAACGAACCCTAAAAAGCCTTTTTGTGTTCTGCTATAGAAGCCAAAATACGACTGCTCGTTTTTCATATTGTCCGTGCTAATCGTTTTGACAAGGTTGTTACTTGCAAACGTAGCATTGGCAATGAATTTATCATGGTCAGTTGTGGCATTGGTGAACATATCTTTATAGGACTTGCCTATATCGTCATTGTTTTGAGCCACTACACCTTGCAGCGAGTTAAGACCGTCACCGATAAGATTAAAAATACCAGTCCAACCATCGGTTATCATGTGAATTAAATCGCCCATGATAACGCTAGTGGTATTAATCACGTCATCTAAACCATAGAACGCGCTTGACACCGCCAAAATGATTGTCGCCATGCGTACAAATGGGTTAGCATTAGCCACAAAGTTGAATAAAGCCATTGATTTTGTGGCGATATCAACCTTGCTTGCAAAACCAACAAATGCTAAACCACCTGCAATGGTCATGCCTTTGATAACCGTATCAAAGTTTTTGCCAATGCCGTATATCATCGAGGCAATAGTTTGACTTGCGCCACCTGTACCATTCATGATTTTATCAATGAATAACTTATACTCATTATTAGCAACGGTAAATGCTTGGCTCATTGTCATGGGCATTTGAGATGCTAATTTCTCTAACTCTGGTCGCGCCTTCTCAACGGCTTTTACCATCACTTCTCCAGTGATTTTGCCTTCTGCGCCTAGTTTTTTTAACTGACCTGTGGTTACGCCCATTTCAGCAGAAATATATTTAAGCAAAGATGGCACGGCTAAGGCGATAATGCGAAACTCTTGCCCTTGTAGTTTTCCTGCGCCCATTGCTTGCGACCATTGGTACAATGCAGAGTTTTGCTCAGTGATTGTTCGACCACTGGTGCGCATAGCAAGGCTCATATTGTCGGTAAATCTAAGCACATCTTTTTGAGATGCACCCATGCTTGCCATAGCTAAGGCATTACGATGGTAAATGTCGGTTGTTGTTTTAATATCAGTGTAGTTTGTATTAGCAATTCTATGAACCTCATTTTCAACTGCTAATCGCTCTTCGGTTGACTTAGTAACAATTCTTACTTGATTATCAAGCGTTTGCATAGCATCAGCCGTTTTTAACACGCTCAATGCTGCCATACCAAACAACCCGCCAGTCATCAAGGTTTGCAGACGCATTAATGTCGCCTCTAATCCTTGAGCATTGCGCTGAAACAAACTTGTTGATGCAGCCGCACGATTAGCACTACTCGCTGCTGCATTGTTTAATGGTGGCAAATTACGTAAGTTAGCATTTAAACCGTTTAAGGTTGTACCAAGTCCTGCAAGGCGCGTCTGCAAGTTATTTAGCACGTTACCAAGATTACCGATTGACGCATTGACAGACGCATTAGCAGTAGCAAGCCCTGTCAAATTGGTACGAGTAGCGGTAAGCGTTGTATTTAGGCGCAAGGCTGCCGCATCTGATTTATTTGCGGCTGTGGTAAAGCTATTGAGCGTGGTATTGATAGCCTTAAATTCAGCGTTTAATGCTGCTACATTAGGGTTAAGCTGCTTAATAGCATTGTTTAGGTTATTAACGCCATTGCTACCGCTTGCCCCATTCATGGTATTTAATACGTTAGCAATCGACTGTCCGCTTTGATTAAAACGCGCCATTGCTGCTTGTGCGGTATTTAAGCTATTACCAACGCCACGCATTGCCGCTTGAAACGTAGTAGCGGCTGTCGCTGCGCCTGTTAAGGTGGTTTTGGCATAGACAAGCGCATCCCCCATTTCTTTTGTGGTGGTTTTCACCATGTTTGCAGACGCGGCTAATGCGTTAAAATCAGACTTGGTGACGTTGATTGATGCAGTCAATGCAGCAAATGGGTTATTGCCGCCCAAGTTACGCATCATGTTAGCAATGGAATTACCTTGATTTTCTAACCGCTCTAACGCTTGATTAAGGTTTTTAATGTTCAATTCAGCGTTTCGGGTATCAATAACAATGCTTAAGCCGCTTGCCATATCACTTTCCTTTGGATAATAAAAAACCCCAATCTTTCGACTGAGGTTTTGTAGCTTGTTTATGATTAAGAGAAGTAAACTTGATGAAAACTATATTTTTCTAATTGGCTCTTTCTAAAACTGCCATTTACCCACTTCCCATTATGAGAAAGCCTCAACATTTTATCGTTATTGCCAACGCGGTAAAGCGCGCCATGTGAGTAATAAATAGGAAAATCAGCGTTCTTAATTACCTCTACTTGATTCGCATAAATTTGCACTGTGCGACCATCAACCCTAAATTCGAGAATAGACTTAGGGTTTTTGCATTTAGACAAGTCTAATAAATTCATATTTACCATCCTTTAGCATCAAGCTATAAAGCCAGTAAATTGATGTTCAATGCTTTTAAATGCGCTTAGTTGGGTAGCTGTATTCTTTCGCACCAAGCCAGTAAAATAATCTAAATCATTGATTATGTGCTGTAGTTTATTAAGCAACTCATAGTTTTCATTGGTTTTATTTTCACCCAATAAATACATGGCTTGAATATGCTCAATATTTACGGCTTTTTGGGTTTTTG